GGGAAGGAAGAGGACGGCGGCGGGGAAGAGGGAGACCCAGGCGAAGAAGAGAAGGGCGGGCCGCCGCAGAATTACACGGTATTGCGCCGCATGATGGCCGCCGTGGGGCTTGCCGGGAAAAACAGCGTGGAGGAACTGGAACGGGAAGTTTCCCGGCTGGTGGCCGAAAACGAAAGGCTGGCGGCGGAAAATGACGGGTTCCGGGGCATGCAGGGGCAGCAGGCGCGCGTGATGGAGGCGCACGAGCGGGAATTTGAGCAGCGCGTGAAGGAGGCCGTTGTGCGGGAAATGGCGGCTATAGGGGTTGCTCCGGTAGGGCTGCCGCCCGCGGAGGGAGCCACGGAAGAGACCGGAAAGAAAGAACCTGCCATGACGAACGAAAAGCTGCGGGAGATGGCCGCGCAGGATGCGCTGGAATGGATTATGGGGCATCCGCAGGAGGCCGCGCGGCTGGCGGAGCAGCCGGGGAAATAGCATCTTGGCCGCCATAGATAGATTTTTACTAACAGAACCTAAACATAAATAAAATATGAACAAGAAAACATTGATGAACATTCCGCGGAATGCCGTGATGGAAGGAAATGATGTCGCCGCTCTGAACTGGACCATTGTTTCACAGGCGGCTATTGCCACCCTGGAAGAAGAATTGGCTTCAATCAGCCGGTTTTCTCTGGATGTGTCCGGCGAGTTCAAGACGGACGGCGATTCTGTCAAGGTGGAAGTGATTGACGGAGCCGGGGAGGCGTTGAAAAATACGGAAGACTGGAATCAAAGCGAGCTGAAAACCAGCTCCGTTTCCGTGACGCTGAACCGTTATTCCCGGCCGGCTGGCCTGTCCTATAAGGAAAGGAAAAGCGGGGTGCAGCTTGCGAATAAGGTGCAAACGCTTGTGCGGACGGTCGCCAAGGCGTTTTGGAAGGACCTGATGGCCGCCATAGCCGATTCCGGGGCGGAAGTGGTGAATATTGGCCCGCGGGCCGGGTTCAAACCGGAAATGATGGCGGATGTGATTTGGCCGTCCATGACTAATGGCGCGGATGCCGTTTATTTGGACCGGATGTATTATTCCAGGCTGATTCCTACGAATGCGCTTGCTCTTAACCTGGCGGACGGGGCATATTCCATTCCGGGGGGAATTCACTACGTGGAAGGGGTGAACGTGCTTGCCGGGAATGCCGGGGTTGGTTTTGCGACGCGGCCGGACGCGCTGGCCGTTGCCGTCCGTCTTCCGAACATTGATCCGAAGCTGAATTTGGAAACGCAGGTGGTAGAATCTCCTAAGCTGGGGATTTCCCTGCTGCTGAAGTGCTGGCCTGACCAGGGAACGGAAACGGTTTACATTTCCGCGGAGCTTTTGGCCGGCGTGGCGGTGGGCAACAAGAACCATTTGCGACAGCTTTCCGGCGCAGCTCCGGAGACGGAGGCGGAAGGTGGAAGCGTTGAGGACGGCGGCGGGGAAGAAACAGGGCCGACTGAAGAGGAAGGGGCCTGACGGGTTTTTGGCGGAATCATGGGATAAAAGAGAGCAAAGGACCGGCGCGCGGGGTGTCAATTCCGTGCGCCGGTTTTTATTGAACGGATATGAGTTTAGCAGGGGAAATAAAAAAATTGCTGGACCTTGGGGATCATGAGCAGGAAGAAGCCTGGGGGGAGCGCGTGATGGTGGACGGCCAGGAATGCCGGGGCGTTTTTGCGCCGCTGGAAGGCTGGTATGAGGTGGAGCTTGGCGGCCGGGTGTGCAAGGTGCAAACGTCCCTGCGCGTGCGTCGGAAGGCGTTGAAGGGCGTTCCCGCGGCCGGGCGGAAGGTGGTGGCGGTCCGAAGCGGTAGGGCCTTCCGCATTGCGCGGGTGCGGGACTGGGCCGGAGACGTGGCCCTGGTGCTGGAGTTGTCCGAAGTATAGCCGGAAGGGTGGCGAATGGCGCAAGTCAGGTATAAAGTGGATATTTCCCGCGTGCTGAAAAGGCTGGCGGAGGTGAAGAAGGTGGGGGCTGACGGCATCCGGGAGTTGACCCTTGAATATGCCAAGAGGGCCGCAAGCAAGGCCATACGCACCACGCCGCCGAACAGCCTGAAGAATGGCGGAAACGGAAAAAGGGCGTTGGAGGAACATATTGCGCGGGATATTGGCGGGGATCCGTTGGAAACGGATGTGAGGCTGAAGCGCGGTGAGGATGGAAGGCCGGTGCCCTATGCTTACCCCCGGAAGAAGCGCGGCGGGGTGTTGCTGGGGGTGCGCGGGAAAAAGTTTAAGGGCATGGCCACCGTTTCCGCGGATGCGTTTTTGCGGAGCCATACCCTGCTGAAAATGGGCCGGAAAAGCAGCGTGCGCGTGCTGAAGGGCGGCGGACTGATGTCTCCGGGAGTGGCGCAGGCGGGAGACGTGCGAAGGGCTTTGGCGGAGCGGCGGCGGCACGTGGGGAGGATGGCGGCCGGGTGGCTGCGGGGCGCGCAGGTGGCCGGGCTGAAGAAGGTGCCCGCGTGGATCGCGCGGCACGCCTCCCATTATGACGGCGCGGCGTCTTTGACGGTTCAGGGCGGCCGGGTGCGGTTTGAGATGGAGAATTGCCCGGAATATCCTGACCGGGGGCAGCTTTCCCGGGTGGCGGCGTATGCGCTGAATTCTGCGGCCCGGGATATGCGGAAAGTAATCAAGGGGTATGTGGCCAAGTTGAAAAAGGAGCTTAATTCATGATGACACAGGCAGATTGTTTGATTAAGGCGGTGATTGCGTGCCTGAAGGCGCGTTTTCGGAAAGACAGGGGGAACACGGAACGGGGGATTCCGGACGGGTTCCCGGTGCCGTTGAAGATGGCGGTGGACGAAGACCGGGAAGGGAAGGAATATGCGTTGTTCCAGGCGGCGGAAATGGAGGAAATTGTGGCCGGGTACTGTACGTATCACGCCGGAATATCCGTGGAGCTGCATTTGGACGCCAATGACCGGACGGCGGATGAAATACGGATGTTGCAGGCGTGGATGGAAGAGCGGCTGAAGGAAGTGGACCGCGCCGGGCTGAATGCCGTGGAGAGCCCGCGGCCCTATCGGAATTTCCTGGTCATAGGCAAGGTGAGGCTGGGGCCCGCGCAGGATGCGGCGGCGGAGGAAGGCGCGTTTGCGGTGACGTGGAAAATGACGGTGCCCGTGCAGTTTTGAAAAAGCTCCTGAAGGGTAGATAGATGAACTTTAACACGAAAGGAATTTGATTATGCCTGCACATATTGGAGATGTCCCGAAGCACGGGATTGACGAACCGGAAAAAGGAATTTTTGTTGAGTCGATCGATTTTGACGGCCAACAGGAAATTTATGAACAAAAGGATAACAAGGGGAAAAAGTGCGGAGTGCTTATCATTGATGAAGAGCTTTCCTTTTCCATGTCCGGCGCAATCCTTACCACGGGGGCGGCGTCGTTGAAAATGGGAGCGTCTTTGACCCTTGCCAATGAAATTCCGGATATTTGGAATGAAACTCCTTCCGCCACTACCGTTTTCCTGAAGGGCGTCAAGCACAACCTGAAGAATACGGACGCGCAGAAGATGGACGTGAGCGGAACTGTTTACGGGTTCGGGGCCTCCGCCGTCTCCTGAAGCCTGAATAAAAAAGTCAGATAGTAAGATTGATGAATGCCGCAGACAATAAAAAGCTGGAAAGTGATGTGGTTGTTTTCACGGAAAACGCATCCAGATACGAAACGGAAAACACCATGCTTGCCGCGTTGCTGCTGACGCTGGGGGTAAGCATGAAATGCACGTCCGGAAGCGTGCTGATAGGCAGCGGCGCGCGCCTTTCCGCGCCGGGCGGGGTAATTACCTGGCAATTTGAGCCGAAAAGCGAAGACGGAAGGTTTAGGACGGAGGAAGTAATCAAGCTTTTCGGGGATAAGAATTGGCTGACTGACCCGGAAAATGAAAGCCCGCTGGCTTACGTGGCGTGCGCGTTCCACAATTACAAGCGGTTGTTGGATTTTGTGAAAAGCCAGGTGCCGCTTGCCGTCATCCGCAAGGGGAAAAGGAAGGCCCTGGTGCGGTTGGATGCGGATCCGTATTGGCAGGGCGTGGCGGAGGGTTTTCTTGGCGGCCGGCCTTTAATCTAACTTAATTGACAACCAAAAAAGCAAGAAAGATGGAACTACAGGAACAGGAAAGGCGCGCCCTGACGGAAGCGGCGTTGATCGGGGGAAATGAATTCCGCTGGAAGAACTACCGGCTGCGGTGCATGACCCTGGGAAGCATGTTGCAGTTGCAGCGCATCGGAAATCCTTACTGCCGCTTGGGGGAAATTAACCTGGGCCCGGATGAAAACGGGCGGCATCCGTCCATGTGGGAAGCCCTGGGCGTAACTGACAAGGCGCAAATTGTCTATTATCTGGCGGAATTCCTGTGGGTTCACATGGGGGACCGGGAGGAAGTCAGGGAAGGGGTTTTTGCGCCGGAGGAAGAACGGCGCGTTCTGGTGGAAGCGGCTGCCATGAACATTCCCGGCCGGGATTTGGTGGAACTGGAATGCGCCATGCTGGGGGATGTAGAAGTGATTCAGGCGGGGATGGTGATTCCGGAGGCGGAAGGGGAGGATGAAGAGGACCCTTTAGGGCGTGGCCGTCCTGGGGCGCGGCCATGCTGATGACGGTGGCGCGTGTGACGGGTTGGCCGGAACGGGAAATTCTGTGGGAAATTCCGCTGGCGCGGCTGGTGCAGTACGTGCATGCGGTCTGGAGCTATGACGCGACGCCGTGCCGGTGGAGCTGCTACACGGAACCCTCCGGGCATGTGGGGGACGTGCTGGAGCAGGCCAGGGAAGCGTGGAGAAAACAGGTGGAGGGGCTGGAGTGATCCGGCCTCTTCATTTTTTGTGGCAGATGAGCCAGAAAATAAGGATGGGAATAAGGATGATAGCCCAGCTTACCGGATCTGTCAGTATTTCCAGAAGAGGCAGGAAGAAGCCAAGAAGGAAAATGATTCCGATAATGAAGATGATTACAAGACCTGTTTTTTGTAACAGATACAGCAAGATTTCCATGATGGAGGAAAACACGAAGTCCATTTAATGATTTTTTATATTATCAGTCAATGTAAAATATTATGAGCGAAGGCGCAGTTATTAAAATAGATGGTGATGCGAGCGGCTTTATTGCCGCAACGGAGGAAAGCAGGAAAGCGGCAAGCGGCATGTCCGAAGCCTTGCAGGGGGCCGTGGGCGGAAGCACGGGGGAGGCCGTGAAGGGGCTGAAGGGTATGGATCAGGAGGGCCGGAAGGCGTGTAAACGGCTGAATGCCGGTCTTATCAATATGAGTGCCACCATTACGGGGGTAGGGGCCGCCATTAACGGCCTGCGGGCCGGATGGGGCAAGTTTTCCGCCATGCTGGCGGGTGGAGATGACATAGAAAGAGTAACCCGGCGCATGGAGGCGTTCACGGGCGGCGCGTCAAGCGCGGCGGGCGCGGCGCGTGATGTGGTGGATTTTGCTGATACGCCGCCGTTCGGGCTGGCGGAAACGCAACGGGCGGCGCAGTTGCTTCTTGGGTGCGGCGTCAGGGCAAGCGAATTGAAGAGCACATTGGAATCCCTGGGCAATGTGGCGGCGGGCAGCGGAATGAGCCTTGAGCAGATAGGAGTGCGGCTTTCCGTAGCTTTTCAATCTGGTAAAGTAGGAATGCGTGATTTGAGGCCTTTAATGGAGAATGGGGTTGATGTCCTGAAATTGTGGAGCAGGCAAACGGGAAAGACCAGGGCGGAATTGCAAAAGATGATGACGGAGGGAACAATTGGTTTCCGGGATTTGAAGGGGGCTTTAGTCTCCATGGGATCTGCCGGAGGGCAGTTTGCGGGAGCCATGGAGAAAAATACGCAGGACATTGAGAACAGGGTGGAGACCCTGAAAGGCAAGGTTGGGGCCTTGAGCCGGGTTTTTGCGGAACCGGTAACAGGCGGCATCAAGGATGCCATGGACTCCATAGGCGCGTCATGGTCCGGTCATGGGCCGGAGGTGGAGCGCGGCTTGAGGAAAACGGGCGAATTGCTGGGGCAAATCGTGAAAGCGGCCGCGCCTATTATTTCCGTAGTAGGAAAAGGGCTGGCAACGGTAGCTGCAGGCGGCGATCGGCTTCACGGGATGCTCCGGAATGGAATTTTAGCGTGGGCAGCGTGGAAGGCGGCCGGCAGTTCCGCCGGGGCAGCAGTAGGTCAGGCTGTGCTGTCTGCGGGGAGGACGTGGCAAACAGGATTTAATAATGCGCTTGTGTTATCCGGGCAGAGGACGCGGAGCGTAATGGGGGATATCCGGGCATTAGGGGCTTCTGCTCGTTCGCAGGCGGCGCGGATGGGGGCTGCGTTTAGGGGGGTGGGTGCAAGTTTGGCTTCCAGCTTGAAGGGGCCGGCCATTATGGGGGCTATTGCGGCTATTTCCGTAGCCGTGGAAGAGCTTTACAAGGCGAGCCATGAGGCAAGCGGGGTGGCCTCAAAGGGAGAAATGGACAAAAAGAAAAATTTCAAACGGTCGAATGATGATTTTGATGAACGCGTGTGGAAGATGGCCGGGGAGGCGTCCAGCAAGCAGGACGTGGGGCGCGTCATGGATGAATATGACGCTGAAATTAAACGCCTGAAGCGCGAAGAAGAAGACCTGCTGGCGGAAGATCCGCTGGGGAGAATGACGGTTGCGGTGCAGGATAGGCTGGTGTTGTTGCAACGTGAGCGGAAGGAGTTGCAGCAGATGGCGGAAGCGAACGCGAAAGCGGCGGAGACGCGGGAACGGGCGGCGCAGCGCGGGCAGCAGACGGAAGAGGCACGGAAGAAGACGCTGGAAAAAATCAGGGAAATACAAGATGAATTGTTATCCCTGGATTATGACCGGGCGGAAGAAGAGAGGGAGAGGCGGCGCAGCGGAATGGGGCTGGAGGACCGGAAAAAAGACCTGCTGGGAGGATATGGGAGCATTGAGGGCCTCAAGAAGGCCATTGCGGAGCAGAAAGCCCTGCTGGATGGCGGGGACGCCGTGGACGGCATGTTGAATCTGGAGGGGGTGGAGTCCAGAATCAAGAGCCTGTATGAATTGCTTGGCAAGGTGGAAGAGGTGGATCGTGAAATAGTGGAGCGGAATAAGGAATGGGACAAGGCGGAAGCCAAACACCAGAAGCAGGCTGCCCTGCTGCGCGCGGAAATTCACGGGCAGAAGGATAAGCTGCGCGTGTTGCAGGAGCAGGCGCGCGTGCTGGAGCTGCAAAACCAATATGAGGCGGATGGCATGAGCAAGGCCCGCGCCGGCGCGGCGGCCCGTGAAATAGCCGCCCTGGAGCAGAACCGGAACCGGGCGCAGGCCGGGCGCGAATACCGCCGGCAAATGGCCCTGTTGAAAGCTCAGGCGGAGGGAAACAAGGCGGAAGAGCGGCGGCTGAAGATGGCGGAGCGCATGAAGGAAATTTATGACCAGCAGCGCGGCTTGGGGATAGACAGGAAGACGGCCATGAGGCGTGCCCGCGGCATGGCCGGGTTGGAGGATATGGTGGAGCGGCGGAAGGACCGGAAGGAAGGGAGCGGACCCATAGCGGACAGTCTGGCGCAAGTGGGCGGCGGGGGCCGCTCCATGATGGGGAGCATGCCGCAACTTACGGAAGCGAGGAAGCAGACAAATTTGCTTCAGCAGATCGTGAAAAACACGGGCGCGGGGCGGAGGGGAACCCTGAAAACGGCGGCCGTGCTGGGATATTGAAATAGCCGCTAAATGATAGAGAGAGAATAATAAATATGGGAAGAAAAATTAACATTAAGAAGCGGGAAACGCATGAAAAGACGCTGGAAATAGAACGGGGGGATGAAGGGGAAGTAAGGGCTGTGGGGAGGATTGTTTACACGGACAATCAGGAGGGCTGGAATACCCGGTGCCCGTCAATAGGATCCGCTTATCCTGATGATGCCGCTTTGAGGCTCAAAAAGATAAGCATGGAAGGAATGGAGGGGGATATGGTGAGGGTGACGCTCTATTACGAGTTGCCGCGGGAAACGTCTTTTGAATTCGGTGGAGGGGAGGAAGTGGAATATTCCATGGATTATTCCTGCTCTGAACAGCCGTTGCTGACGCATCCGAACTTTCAGGACATAGATGGGGAAGAAAAAGACGCATTGATGGCTATGGCGTCCGGGGCTTCTCCTAAAGATACGTTTGGGAAAGAGGATAAGGTGATTGAGGATGTTGTGAAATCGGAGGCCGGGAAGAAGGCCATGGAAAAAATGCGTAAAGGACAGGTTAGTTTTTTGTGTCCCGGAGGGGTTTTTTCCGTCACTTCTACCGTTCAGGCGTTGAGCATGGCCGGGGTCGGAAAAAAAGGGGCTCCGGGCAGCGGCGCGCCCGCGGTAAGCGGAAAATATGATTGGATCAAAGAGGGCGTGAGCGGTCGCAGGACGGGAACCGGGAATTGGCGTCAGACGGTTTCCTGGAGGTTGAGCGGTCCGGATGGCTGGGATTCTGATTTATATTGATTTATGATTAGCTGGCCGTTTTTTAATCAAGGGGAAGAGTTGAGCGCGTCTAAGTTGAGGCGTCTGGTTAAGGGGTGCCGGGAACTGGAGCAGTTGGCCAAATCTTGCCGCTTGCAGAACGGGGTTGGTTACACGTTTAACCGGGGGCTGGGCGGCACGTCATTAACCATAAGGCCGACGGGGGGGAGGAACAAAGCAGGAGAAGGCGCGCCGTTTACGCTGAAGAGGCTGGAAAAGGGGGATGCGGGATATAAGGCGTATTTCTGGCCCGGCATGGTTTTTGAAGTGCATCCGGGCGGCGTGCGGCGCATTAAGCCGGAACTTAACGGGGAAAAGATGGATCAGGCGGAGGAACCGCCTTTTTTGTCCGTGCAGGGAGGGGATAAGGTATTTTTGTATCTTGAGCGGAGCGCGGATAACCATGATTGCATTACATATGCGGAAGTGACGGCGGAGGAAATAGGGCTGGCGCGCGCGGTCAGAATTTATCTTGGGGAATTCGAGGAAGAAACGGATGAAGCCGGAGAAAAGGTCTTGAAGTATCATGAGGCGTGGAGCGGCCATGTTCATTATGCTCAAAGTTCCCTGAATGAGGGTTGGAGGGTTGTGGTTGATACGGATGAAGAAGGCGCGCCGGATATGGCCTATGTTAAGAAGGGCGATATTTACATAGCCGGGCAACTGGCGCAGCGCGGAGGGGGTACCTGGGAGGTGGCACCGAAAGAAGAGGGGGAAATCTGGCTGGAAGTGAAATGCACCGGGGATGGCGTCATTACAAGTGCCGAACTGAAAGAAACGAAAGGATCTTCCAAGCCGCTCCAGTATGTAGCGGAACCGGATGATGAAGAAGCCGAAGAGGAATTCACCTATTGCTTCCTTTTGGCGAAGGTGGAGAAGCTTGAAGAACCCTTGCCGGAGGATGGTAATTTGCCGTCTCTGGTGTCAGTAAAACAGTATGCCCTGGGAGCGGTTTATTGCGGGGTTGCTCCTGATGAATTGGGGTTGAAAGCCGGGAAGGGGATAGAGATTGTGGATTCAACGGAAGAGCGGGAAAAAGAAATTGCCGCTCTTATTGAGGACGCAAAGGAACCTTCCAACGGAGATTGTTCCCTGATTTACGAAGAAAAGGAAGACGGCGGGAACTCCGAAGGAAATCAGGGAGGGGATCAGGGAGGGGATCAGGGAGGGGATCAGGGAGGGCAAGGCGAAAACAAGGGAGAACCTTACAAGCTGAAACTGTTATGTTCTTCTGACGGCTCGGTCAACATTAAGGATGAAGAAGGAAAACTGTCATTTTCCGCCCAAAAAGTGGAACCTGGGGATGGCCTTGAATGGAAAAAGGAAAAGGATCAGGACGGGAATGACATTGATACGCAGATTTTACAGGTCAAGATTGATTCAACGGAGGCAGATTCTCCCAAGCCGGGGAAATGGCCTGTAAACTTGTCCGTCTCTCCTGAGGGATTGAAGGGGGAACTTGATTTAACGGTAGATACCAGCGTTCATGATTTAGGTGGAGGGGCTTCCGTGGGATTGTCCAATGCTACGGCGGGGGTATTGTCCCTCGTGGTCACTCCTGGAGGCGACGCGGAAGAATTGAGTTTTCGCGCCCCTTTGCGGAAAAATGGGAAGTATGTTGTGCTGGATTATGTCAAGGAGCCACACACCTTGCCGGACGGCACGACTATTGCCTTGTATGACCGGAATGGACAGCTTGATCTTGAGGTCGATACATCCAAAACGAACGGTGGCGGAGGAGGAGCCATGATCAGCGATTCCTGGACAGCGTTGGCCTGCGACACTGACCACGCCTTACGCCTGCACCGGGACGAAAACGGACAAATCTATATCCAGCAGGGGCAATGGATTACAACATCCCAAATATATTCACCAATCAACTAAACAACAATGAACTACGCCATATTTTGCTATCGAGAAGATCACCAATGCCTGGGGCTATGTCTGGAACAGATACGAAGCATTGACCGGGCCGCCCAGTTTTATTTATTTGATGATGCCGCGAAGCCTTTATTTCCGGCACAAGTCCCCGCGGGAAACGATATATCCTACAAAATCACCTATTTTGCGCGCCGGGGGAATTTGAACGGCCTGGAATGCGTGCGCGGCATGCTGGGGTGCATGCTGGACATACCGGGGGATGATCCGGTTATCAAGATTGACGCGGATACGTTGCTGATGGACCCGGCGGAGATTATACGGTCCCTGAAAGACCGCGGGAAAGTAGCGGGGGGAATGCAGTGCAGCGTGCCGCTTGCCTGGGCCGGCTGCTGCTACTGGCTGACGCGCCCAGCCATCAAGGCCGCGCTGGAACTGCTTGCCCGGCGGGAATGGCCGGAAAACGCCCGTCAGGAATATCCGGAAGATGAAACCATTTCAAAAATTCTGTTATACCTGTACGGGTCCGCCGGGGTGGACGTGCTGGAATTCCGGGGCGGGCGGCGTCTGATTGGCGTTCGGACGTGTGATCCGCGCGATCTGGCGGAAATCGCCCGCCTGGCGCGCGGCGGCGTGTGCGCGGTTCATTGCGGGCAAATGGCGTTTTATCATCCTATTGTGGAGCGTGACGGAGTGACGATCCGGGAAGCGTGCGCGCGGGTGATGTGGTGGATATTGCATGCTAGCGGGCCTGATTCCAAGACTTTTGAAAAAGCTCCTGAAGGGTAGGATGGAGCTTTATTTGGAAATTGAGAGCGGGATTTTTCGGAACCGCACGGGTGATGAAAATATGAATTTGTGCGGGGTGCGTCTTGTCCGCAGGCAGGATGTGCCCGTGTCTTTATCCTTTTTGGGGCGTGAGCTTGAGGCCGGGCGCGTTACGTTGGCGGCCTATCATAAAAGGAACGGGCAGTTATTGGCTTATCAGGAAGAGCAAATAACGGACGGGGCCGTGGCAATGGTGGTTGATTTTGATACACAGGAAATACGGGCGGCGGCCAGGGACGCGGAGGGCAAAACTATAGAGGCGCAGGTGGCCGTGCTGGTGGAGACGGAGGAAGGGAAAGGTGTTTATCATTCTCTTCCGTTGAATTTCTATCTGGAGCCGGGGTTGATAGGGGATGAGCATTTGCCGAATTCTGCCCGGCCGGCATGGGAAATGATGTATGAAACTGTGGTGAAAAAAGCCGAAGAAACGGAAGGTTATGCAGGTTCCGCTTTGGCCTCCAAAAGGGCCGCCGCCGCTTCCGAGGCCGCCGCCGGCACGTCCGCAACCAACGCGGCTCGTGACGCTAAGAGTGCCCATGCCGCTAAAACGGCTGTGGAGTCGCTGGCTACCACTTGGCCGGAAACGGTCAGGGAGGGAAAACAACAGATTATTGAGGCCAGGAATGAGGCTGTTACTGCTATTCAGGACAAGCAAGCCAATTCTGTTCTTGCTGTGGGGAGAGCACAAAAAACTGCTACGGATAAGATTTCCGGAGCGCAGGCGGACGCCGTTTCCGCCGTTCAGGCGGCGGGAAAGGAAGCGCAAGGAACAATCACGCCCCTTGTCCAACGTGTCGAAACCGCTAAAGAGGCTATAGATCAGGCGGAGGGACGCATCAATACGGCCGCGACTGATGCCACGAATTCTGCCACTAGCGCGGCCAACTCTGCAACAGCGGCGGCTAATGCTCTGGCGGCTATTCCGCAGGTGGATGCCGAGGGAAATATGACGCTCGCTGGCGGTCTGACTGCGAACGGCACCGTCAATGCCAACGGCGGCGTCAACATCCCGCTGGCCGTGGGAGCGCCGACGGATACGGCAGCGGTCAACCGCCTATACGCCGCCGGGGTGGCCGCCGGGGCGGGCGCTTTTTTCGGCCGGG